CTCACATCATACTGCGGGGGGTCGTGCCCCCCAGTTGTCGAAAGACAGGCGGTCTCGTCGTGTGCTGAGAAGCACACCAACAAGCGCTGACCTTCACGTACTGTTACCTGAACTGGTTTGGGATCCAGTCCAAGTAGCAAGGTTGAGTGCTAAGGGTTGTTGGCGTAAAGCCAACGACGCACTCATTGATTCCTTCCAACTTTTGGGATACAGGTTTGAGAATGTTCTCTGTCCAGTACCTCCCAGCTCTTCCGTCCCTGAACTGATGTCGGTCCTCAAGTCCTGGACAGCCTTTTGGCTGCCTCATATGCTTGGGGATGACACACCGGTCCAGCGGTTCAACCCCTATCACCTCATTTCTAATGAATTTCGAAAATTCATTAGGAACAGGGTGACCGGAGGTGGAAAAGCTAGGAAGTACAGGATAGGTGCACTCCTTCTGTATTCCAAACGTTTGTTTCCGTCTTTCACAGCGGAGATGGTTAGGGAAAAGGTGGCAGAATTTTCAAAGTCTGTTGCCCGAGTCGAGCCATCTGTGTTGCCTCGTAAGCGACGCATGTTCTTAGAGATCCAGCGGACCCTAGATGAATTTTGTCCTCCTGGAGAGGAAATGGTGGCAGATTACTGCCGTCCATTTCCCCCCAGTGTCTCGGCCTGCCATGAGTACTCTCGCCAGGAGGGTGGCCTGCAAGCCTATATAAGGGATTTCCCCTTACAAGGCTTCCTGCAAGACCCCGTCGTGAAGAAAGTACTCCAGCAGTTCCGTTTAACGGACACAGATCTAGGTTCCGATGGCCCCTTGAACTACCTCTGGGAAAGGATGCTCCGACACCTGATACTCGAGGCGATAGATGAGTTGGGTCTACCAGAAGAGGAATGGAAACCTATTCTGGTGGGCGCAACAGGGTTGACAGAGCCCTTGAAGGTCCGGATAGTCACGAAGGCAGAGTGGATGGTACAACTTCTCACTCCAGTCCAAAAGGCCTGGCATGGGAAAATGCGCCTCCACCCTGTCTTTCAACTCATAGGTGGTGCAAATGTTGAAGATGCACTCTTGCCTATGAAGCTGGGGAAGGGGGAGAAGGTTGTCAGTGGTGACTATTCTGCCGCCACTGATAACATTTTCCTCACGTACACAAAAGAAGCTGCGGAAGCAATGTTAGAGCGAACGAGGTTCAGACTGCCAAAGTCTGTACCTCCGTGTGCCGAACAGTTCCTCCGTAAGCTTGTTGTACATTCCCTAACTAAGGCTGTCCTTGACCTCAAAGGTTCGTCCCCAGTCCCTATCACTCGTGGTCAGATGATGGGCCACATCCTCTCCTTTCCATTGCTCTGTATTATCAACAGGGCCGCATCCTGTATGGCTGTCCCACGCACAACATTTATGAGAATAAATGGTGATGATGTGATCTTTCCTGCGACTAAGAAGGTATACAAGTCCTGGAAGGCCGCGACTAGAACTGTGGGATTAGAGTTCTCCCTCGGGAAGAACTACTATTCCAGTGATCTAGCCCTGGTCAATTCCGTTTACTGTGTATATTCCAAGTCACAGAAAAGGTGGATAGCCCTGGACGTCCCGAATGTGGGTCTCCTCAACATGCCCATAGATCGTCAGGTAGACCTGAACAATGGTAGACAGATACTTCCTTGGGAGCATCTTGCACAACTATTTCGGGAGTTCACTCGTTTTGCCAAAGACGGTGAGCACGCAAAATACTTGTCGATGTTCCGAAAGTACTATCCCATTCTTCGGGGCTTCCCTGGCCCTCTCTATGGACCCGTTGAGTATGGTGCATTTGGTGCACCTGTCCCACCCAGACATACATTCACGAAGAATCAACTTCAGTGGATGAATGCACATCGTCTTGGTATTTTCAACTACCAGGAGGGTACTCGTAATAGTTTCAGTAAGATCTGTAACCGTTACGAGGACTATATCCATATTGAACTTACCAAGGGTATGTACAAGTTTGGTCCATTGCCATTGGGTTCCTCTATAGGTCCTCCCAATGCGTCCAATGGAATTCTGGACCCGTACCAGAGGGATGGAGGGCTGGGTTTCCGGCTAATGGCAATGAGGAGATGGTTTGAGGATCTGTCTTCCAATAAGCATGTGAAGATCTTTGGTGCAAGAAGGTGGAACCAGTTCAAGCTCTCAAGGAGAGATGAAGGTGGTATCCCCCCTCTTCCACCCAACTTCTTACATAAGGTATTGGAAAATAGTACCTGGTCCATCCGTCCTGCATGGCACCGACAGAGGGATATTGTTGGTGTTCGGTATGAAGATGATGCGTCTTACCTCCATGAGATTTTCCAGGCACGAGAAGAACAAACAGTAGAGACCACTTCGTGATCCCCCTGCAATGGTCCCCCCCGGGGCATGAAATATAATCTCATGGCTAAAGAAAAGAAAAGCGTGTTGGGTAAGAGGAAGCGTAATGGGTCGACAGTCAAGGGTACGTTGGTGTCATCCAAGTCCGGTGGAACCGTGACTACGATGACACGAACACCCGTTGTCCCCCGCTCCTTTGTTACCCGGATGGATAATTCTGAATGTATTCGTATCGTTAATACTGAGGTGCTCTTTAATTCCTGGCCGATCACGTCCGGTACAACCGGCGTTACGAGCAAATATAATGCCCTTCCTGGGAATTATATTTGGGCTGCCCAAATTGGACAGAATTTCTCGCAATATCGTTTCCGGAAATTAAAGTTTCACTACAAGCCTATCGTCGGCACCAATGTCGCGGGGTATTTCGCTTTGGCGTTTGTAACGGATCCGGAGGATGCTACCTCCGTTGATACTTTCAATGCCACGAATACCCTCAGTCGTATGGCCAATTGTCGTCGCTACATCCAGGTTCCGGTCTGGCAAGAGGCCACCTTGGAAATACATCCAGGTGACTTCTCCCAAGACTGGTACCTCTATGAAGCTTCGGCGATTCAGGACCAATCGACCGCTCGACAGTGCGCAGCCGGTGGCTTGTTCATTGCAGCTCAGGCTCCTGATACGAACCCAACAGGAATTCTCTATGCGGAGTATGAGTTGGAGTTTAGGGACCCAGTCTCTTCTCTTGCCAACAGGTGACATTCTTAGAGAAAATTCTAGGCCGAAGGGCTTGAATACTAGGATATCGAGAGGTATCCGGCCGATAGCGGCAACCTTGCTATCTTTTAC